ATACAGATCTTGCAAAGTCTTATCGTAGTCAGGCAGATGCTATGTACAAAGAAGCAGCACGCCTACGTAGAGAAGCAGACGACTTAGATCCGCCTAAGAAGAAAACTTCTTCTAAAGCAAAAGCAGAAGCATAAATCAGTGCATAGGCATTACTTCAAGCCGCCTAAACATCTAGTAGACGAGTGGCCGGAGGTGTTCAAAGACTTATATATGGACACCATGCCGGTTGCTTATGTTGACAAGATGATCATTGAATTCACAGATGGACGTATCTGGGAAATAGATGTGAAGAAACATTTAGAAAAAGACGACCCAGATGGCGTTGCCAAAAAATTATTAAACTCTTTAACAGAGTACAAAGACACAATAAAAAATTTAGATTTTAAAATAGATGTCGGATTGTTAAAAGCCGATATAGCAAAGAAAACTAAAAAGATTCTCTAACGTTCCGTACAGCAAAATCTTTAACTTTACTTACAATACGTTTCACTACATATTTTTGAACACCAGGACCTTCATGCTTTCCATCTCTTGCCTTTCGATAATTTTGATCTATAATTACTTTAGTAATATCAAAATGCTCTTCATCTAAAAAATCATCATCGTATGTCCAATTAACAACAGGGACATCATAATTACGCCACATAGAATTGACTGCTGTATACCAAATATAGTTGTTTACTTCTAACTCTCCAGTTTCAGTGATATATCTTTCAAAATACCAACTGCTGTCTTTTTTCTCATAATGTGTATGATCGAATGTATTCTGTACATTACGATCCATTAAGCATATTCCATCTCCTACTGTGTCTTTATATGCAAAACTTTTACGAGTTGATTGAGGCCACTGCACTACAACACATTTAGGTTTAGGATAATTTAATTTAGTATATTGTAAGGTGTTTAAGTGGATTATGTCAGGTCCTGTTCCGCCTACGCCAAGATTAAGTAAATCCATGTTTAGTTCTTGAGCCAACAGCTCTGCCCACATATCTTCTTTTGCTAAACCTATGCCTTGGGTGTAACTACAACCAAAAGTTAAAATGAAATCTTTTTGTAAATCTTCTATTTCTTTTGTTCTATAACCTTTGCTGTTAAAGTTATAAGAAATAGGTTTATCGTATGGAGTAGCAGATTCCGGGTTATCACCTTTGCACCAATCAAGTTTAGCATTTATGCATTCTCGATCTATTAAGATATCATTTGGATCAAAGTGTAACATTGCGTGTGTTTCCATAATGAATAACTTCGTATCTATCTGAAGTATGTTCTCTCCACGGATCAACTAAAACTGAATCTTCTGATAATCCTACATAAAGCTCTGGATGAGCTAAAAGTACACAAGCTCTAAAAGGTCCTGGATCAGCACCATACACTAATGGATCAACTTGCATAGGATTGAAGCCGTATTCATGACAATAATTTGCAACTAGTAAAGCGTAACTTCCGTCAACATAAGGTACACCTGGCTTGTATGCAATACCATTAATAAGTATAGGAAGTTCCTTTTCTTTTGCAATTTCACATAATTTCGTTGCAAGATTTTGTGCTTGAACTTCTCTTGCGTTCATAACAGCATCAAATATATCATAACCAAGATCTAATTTCTTTGCCATATACCTAAGTGCAATATTATCTCTTGGATGACAACTACCACCATCGCCCATTCCTGCTTTCATATAACTTGGACCCATAATACGCTGTGTGCTTTCTGCAAGTGCTTTGGTAACTATATCAACATTAATGTTACCTTGTTTTTCTGCAACGTCTTGTATCATGTTTACAAGTCCAATTTTTGTACTAATAAATGTATTGTAAAAAATTTTAATACATTCGCATTCATCCCATGTACCAATTACATAGCGTGGATTGTTTTCCATGCATGTATCATAAAAATCTCTAAGCTCTTTAGCATCGCCTGTTTCAGTGCCATCTTCTGTACCTATCATTACCATTTCAGGATTTACCATGTCCCAAGCAACTGTACCCATTGCAATTAAATAAGGATTATAAACAAAACGTGTGTTAGTTACTAAAGGAACAAACTCACGTCTTACTGTGCCAGGTAAGACTGTACTGATAAGCACAAGCATTTGGTTTTTATTCATATACTTGTTTGCTTCTTTTAAACAATCAATAACAATATCATATTGGAAGTCTTTAGGTTGTAAGTGTGCTGTGGGTGCTTTACCATCGTAATTTGGATCATGCGGAGTAGGTACTGCTACAAATATAATGTCTGCTGCTTCTGCTACTTCTTTAATTGTTTCTTCTACTATAACGTAATCACTATCTACTTTTGCAACATCGTAACCTAAAACACTATGGCCTTTTTTGGCTATTACTTCTGCACAAGGCATACCCAATTTGCCTAGCCCGATAAATCCAATTTTCATATTATTTCCTTTACTTTTGGTACACACATATTTACAATATCCGTGTTACAGTGCATTTAAACATGGTTTTAAACAGTATAGCGTAACTATTACCCTTGGTATATAAACACCGCTGTATGACGCTTAAAATGCGTTTAAACGGCCTTTAATACTCTTAGTAGTTCATTGTTTTTATAAAATCCGTGTAGTTTTTTCGAGTTAAATTCCTTTTATTATATCTCGCTATAGATCTTACTTTTGGTAACCATTTCTTAAGATCACTTTTTGAAAATGCACATAATCTTTCAACCTCATCTAAAATAGCAAGCATTCTATCTCCGTGATCTTGTATTGTATCATAAGTTTCATTTATGTATGGAGCATATGTTCTATATCCAAGTTTCTTTAAATATTGTAAACTATTTGGTGCACTAACCATAATAAATGGGTGACCAATTCCAATTGCTTTAAAAATTTTCTCGCTTAGAAAAGGTGTATTCTCATAATAGGTTGTTTCACTAACGATACTAAAATATGTGTCAGCATAGTAGTCAGTAATTTTAGGTTCATGTTCTGCTCTATTTGTAACTAAATCTTGTGTGTCTAAATACAAAGGCGGTAATTTTTGTATGTCTTTGTTCTTTTCTAGTAGGTCAGTTATAGTTTTATTATTCTCATGCATGTGTTGTAGTAGAGGATAAACACTATCCCAGGTTTGATTGTCATCGCTAGGACCAAAACTTACATGCCCGGCATTTAGTAAATTTCTTGATTTAAGCAGTGTCACTAATAAAGGTCTATGTAATCTCCATCTTCTATTTAAATTTAAAAACTTTTTCTTATATTTCCTTTTATTAGGCAGTTCAAATTTATTATGTAAGGCAGCATCTTGACCGTTTGCTTCAAAGCAACTAAACCAATCTACTTTTATTTCCGGCATGTTTAATTTTTTTGCTAATGCTTTTACATGTTGATACATTGTTGGGACTGCGGAAAGAAATATAATCTGTTCTGCTGGTACATTGTGCTTCATTACTACATCTTTGTAAATGGAATTTGCACACTCATAAAAATGTTCCAACCCATTATCAAGGATTAAAAATATTTCTTTGTTTCTTATACGTTGGAGTACATCTGTAGGAATAATTTTCTGTATGTCAAATACACGAAAACTATGTTCGTTTGAAAATTGTATGTAGAAAAAATCGTAAGTTACATCTTCTTTGGCTACGGTCCCTACATTATGGTCAATAACAATTATTTTGCTATTGCTAGGATCGTATGTGTTTAGGTATATTAAATTATCTATGTTAACACACGGCAAATTAATCTCCTACTGGGCACAGTCAAAATAAAACTCTTCAAGTTCAGGAAAAGTTTTTACAAAATTAGTTGCTCTACGTTTATCATATTCTGTAAACCAATTATGAAAATCACGTCTGCCTTCTTGTACACGCTCTGGTGAGTAATTTGTTGAAGACATGTAATCAACTACACGTCTAAATTTTTCGTATTCCAATATACTAAACTTATGTCTATCAGCATCATCTAAATTTTCTGCTATAAACTGTAAATGCTTTTTCATATAAGGAATAAATTTTTCTTTAGGTAGTATATTCATGTCATATTGTAAAGGCTCTTTTAGATACGGAGTGTCAAATCTAATACGCTGCCATTTAGTTTGATCATCACTGTTGTATTTTATACGCCAGTCTAAAAACTTTTGCAATAATGTGCTAAAGTTAGTTACAGTTAAAATATTAAATGTAACCATAAATGTTAAAGGCATATTAGTTCTAGTCATGTACATGTCTAGATTCTTTTCCCATAGCTCTAAGTCTAAGCCTGTTCTAATATACTCTGCTTGTGGTCCCCATGTATCAATACTAGTAAAGATTTTAAAGTCTTTAATACAACCTTTTTCAACTAAACTGTTTACTTTGTCAGTGAACCTTTCAATAAGAATAGACTTTACACCTAAGTTAGTATTAATGTTTAATTCTAAATTAGGACATGGATTTTTTTCGAGTTCATCGAACATACGCCAGGTGCTCTGTTGCAACAAAGGTTCGCCTCCTGTAATACGTAAAATTGTAAGTGTCTTACGTAATTCTGGCCACCACTTCCACCATGCTTTTACATATGGATTTGTTTCTTCATCTTTATGTATTGTAAACCAGTCTATGTCATTCCTATGATTTTTAACCATAGTGTACGGACCTTCTTTTTCTATTTCTTTGTAATAACTGCTGGAATGTTTAGGGTGACAGTATCCACATTTAAAATTACATTCATTACCAAATGAAACTTCTACATATTGTGGATTTACATCTGCCATCGGTTCTTGCTTAATTGCATTGAACCTTTCAGGGGTGTATATACTTGCATTACGTTCTTTACGATCGCTTATGTAGTCTTTACCCATACACTCAACATTCCAGCAGTATTGGCATCCGCTGGGCTTCTCTCCGTTTATCATAGCCTGCCTTTCGGCTTTTTTTTGGGGTGTATTATGCAGTAGGCTAGGATTCTCTTCTAGTCCCTCCAGCGGAATTTTGTGAGGAGCAGGATGATAACAACTGTGTGTTTCTCCTGTTCCCAAATATATAGTAGTATGATGCCATTTAGCCAAACAAAATGTAGGCGATATCTCATCCATTAGAGGAATAAATTTTTCTATTCTTTCTTTATCTTTCATCAAATTTTTCCTGCAGCCATTCAAAGTCATTAATTAGATTGAGATCGCTGTCTTTTGATAGACCAAACTCCATGCCGTCGTTAGCACCTTGTATTGCATACTCAGCAAAGTCTCCTTTTGCAAGAGTTGTCCAAACTTTTAATCTTTGGTTTGTTTCATCTTCATTTTGTCTGTCAATTACTTTACTACTTAATTTTGCACACTCTCTAAATGCACTTTTCCAAGTTTCGAAAGGTCCTGTATTGAATGCTGTAATGTTAGAAAGTTCATCTACTGATTTAAATTTATTGCTTATACTAGTTGTCATGTCTGGCTTAGACAGATCCATATCTAGTGTCATTTGAGTTGGAAGTAATTTTACTCCGCCATAGCCATATTCTAGATCGTTAACAGGATTAATACTACGCCATACATGGACAGTATAAATTTCTGGATCTTCATAATCAAAATTAAATTCTTCAACAATATGGGCATCACCATCAACTACCCAGAACATTTCACTTTCTACTATCTTGGCTGCTTCTATGTGTGCTTGATGTATTCCTTTTACATTAGAAATTCTTTTTGCTCTTGGAAAGCGACTTTTAAGTCTTTGCCAATTTTTATCTGCATGCGGTTCGTAGTAAGAAATAAAAACTATATCGAAACTACTTCCTATACGCCTAGGATCACTTGCTACAATATCTATTTCTTTTTTGTTTATAAAAAATCTAAACTTAAATTCTTTGTTAGATGCAGGAGCATTCTTAGGTATTAATGTAACACCGTTAAAGTGATTGCCATTTTTAAATACATGAACATAATCTAAATCCCATTCTGTAGCACGATATTCAAAATTAAAGTCGTCTCTAACTTTCATGTCATCCCAAACTATCCAGAACATTCTTGTTAATGTTTTTTGTTTGATTTGATCTAGTGACTCTATATTTTCAATTAGATGTGCATTGGGAAATCTAGCCTTGAACTCTTGCCAGTGTTCGGCTTTCCCTTGACTTACATAAAATAAATCATAGATCATTTGCAGTCCTGTAATAAGTTTGCCCAAGCTCGATAGTTTCTTCGTACAGATCTAACACATACTTACTCATTGAAGGATCTAGATCAGGATAGTTAAATCCGAGTTGGTGTCTTAATTCACTTCCTAAACGTTTTACTTCTTGTTCTAAGCCAATCCCATCTTCGTATTGTTTACATTGCTCATTATATAATTCTCGTAATAATTCAAAGTCTCTAACCTGCACATGGTCCCAATCAGTGCAATTTGTTAGATATGTTCCTAGTCTTGCACCATATACAGCAAAAAGACCATTTTCTACATGGCTGCCAACTGTACTCCACATTCTTAATCTATGGATATTGTGCCACCATATACGCTTTTCAATTTCCTGTGGCGGAACTTTAAGTCCGTCTTGCAATGTCATCTTTACGCCTTCACGAAAGCCTGCACGCCATGCCATAAACGGATTAAAGTTTATTATAGTATCACTGTAAGTTTTAGGAAAGTTTCTATATCCCGTTTCCCAACAAAAGTCTACTTGCGCTCTTTCACTTTCACTGTTTTCATGTGTTTTCATATTTTTCACATGTTCAACATTCCAAAGTTTTAAACCACCATTGCCATATCGCAATCCATTTACATTGTTCTTGCCGCACCAACTGTATGCTTGTATCTCTGTGTTATCCATGTCTATTTCAATATCAAAAAACTCTGGATACACAATATTGTCTGCATCTACAGTCAGCACCCAATCGCTTTCGGACTGTTCTGCTGCTGCTTTATGTGCATGATCTGATCCTTTTACCCCGTGTATTCTTTTTGCCCATGGAACTTTATTACATAAATCTGCGTAATGAAGATCAGCATTAGGCTCATCATAACTTAAAAAGAATACATCAAATTCAATTACCCGTTTCATTTTTCCTCAAGCAAATAGTTTTTAAATAAGCGTCTAGTATAAACACTAAAGTATTTGTTTATGTTAAGATTATCAATCTCAACTTTTTTACCAATAAGGTCATTTATTGTTATACTAAAACTATCAGTTACAATATTAGGATCATTGTAATCTGTAATTGTAAAGTCAAGTTCTGTTTCACCGTTCCAGAACATTTTTCTTTTGACTACTTCTACGTCTTTTTCTTGTTTGTACGTTCCACCGTATTCTTCACTAAGTTCTACTGTCAACACATTTGTATTAGAATTATGTTCTAAATAAATGTCTGGTTTTTTAATCTTAGACCAACCTTTTACAATAATCCTGTGTAACACATCATCTATTTTATATAGATCTCTTCTTTCAACAATTTCTAACTCGCCTTGATCTGGATCTATAAAACATTTGGCCATGCTTATTTCGCCTGCTATAATCTTTTCAGCGATATCTGATTCAATACTAATAATACTGTCGAATTCCTTTTCGTTTACTGTATGTGCTGGACCTACACTTAACACACTACCTGTTTGAGGATCAAATGCTGCATTGTATACAAGTGGCTCGGGTTCGTAATTTGCAATCCATTCATCAAAATCAGGAAGTTCTATTTGTTTTTCTGCCATGCTATTTCCTCCAATATGTTTACTGTTTCAAGAGTAACCGTTTCTTTATTTACGTAATGAACTATATCTGTTTGTTCAAAATTTCCAAGTTTTAATTTGCCTTTTTTGTTTAGGTAAAACCCTATATGATCATAACAATCATCTGCGCCAAATGGCCAGTTCTGTACCATACCTTTCATATGTACTACTTTAGGAAATTCTAAACTGTATGCAATATCATCTGTAATATCTAATATTTTTGATGCAAGTGCAAATGCTTCATCTGTACCTATAATCTTTGGCTTATGCTTAAACAAAAAATTATTAGCATAAATTTCAGGATTTTTTATAATTTGTCTTTGCAGGTTAAAGAATTCTTTTGCTATTGTGCTGTCTTTAACAAAAAATGTATAAAATGAATATAGATTAGGTAATTCGTTCGCTGTAAAACATTTTCTATAATAATCATTAGTGACCAAGTCACCTCTATATGTATAGGCTTTGTTTGCTATATACAATTCGCTGTTTTTTATAAAGTATTCTACCCAATGACTATAGTCTCTGAAGAACAGCATGTCGGCATCTAAACAAACAGTACAATCCCACGGTGAAAGTTCATCCATGTATGATCTACCATCCCAATATGTTGCATCATTCCATTCTATTATTTCATCAAATACCCAAGTTGATGTAAAACCTTCTAATTTTGTTTTATCATTTATTACTAAAGCAACTTTATCAAAGCCTTCTTTTTGTGTATTTTTAATGCTTAATGCAAGTGTGTATGCTAATCTTGCATAATTAGTATTTTCAGTTTCATTCACAACAATTAAGTAACCAAATGTCATTGAGCTAACTCCATTAGGTTATCGTAATTTCTCATAATACTAAACTTATTCATTACGTGTACATCTTTGTTAGTAACAGTTGTAGCAACATATCCATCACTGTTATTTTGTGCAACTAAGAATTTTAATTTTTTGTTGGAAACATCAACTAAAATATCTTTGTCTGCTGTTGAAAAAATATCAGGCAATTTAGGTTCATTTATTTTCTGATGCCCATTCATTATGTGTTTTGCAATACTAAATGCAATATCATTTCTAAAAATAATTGGATTAAACCTGTAGATATCACTATACATTTTATATTTTTCTTTGACATGAGAAACTAAATCAAAAAATATTTTAGTAGTTTCATTTTTTGTAAACATAACTGTAGTTGCCCATAGCATTTCTATTCCTGTTTCAGAAATATGTGTATCGAGATATCCAACTCTTTCATGCCCTTGTATGTCATTATAATTTCCGCTTATCAATAAATCACTGTCAACTTCCCAATATGCAGATAAGACATCTGTTAAAGTTAGGTAATCACTATCTATCATTAATGTTCTGTCATACGGTGTAAGATCCCATACGTTGCATCTATTTCCATTAGTAAATGGAGCATGTACTCTATATTTTCCATCATTATAATTTTTTACATTACTTGTATCATTTGGTCTTTGTGTAATAATAATTTTATCGAATGTTTCAGTCACTGTTTTTTCTATATTAGATTCTTTCATCCAATCAATTGTAGACGGATCAGTAACTATCGATACAGGAACCTGCAGATTTTTATTTGCTAGTTTTGCTGCAAGAATACTCATACGAATATAGTCTATCTGCCTATTATTATGAGCAAATATAATTACACCTTTGCTCATTAGACTTCCAATAATTTTTCTACAGATCTTGCCTTTTTAATTTTTTGGTATTCTTCCAAATATGTAAAGGTTGCTGAAAAATATCTATCAAATACTTCATCACTAAATTTTGTTAAATCATCAACAAGTATAGGATTGTCATTCATATCAAGTAGAACAACATTTTCTTTTCTAGATTTATTAATTAACATTTCAACAAAATTTAAAAGTGATCTATTAATTTTAAATATACCACCATTAAATCCGTAAGTTAATTGTGCATCAACTTTTTCCTTTAGGTTTTTTCTTTGAATAGCAAATGATTGCCTATAATTAGCGAACTCAAGTGCTTTATCTAACTGTTCCTGCATAATAT